TTCCTGTATTTACTAGGTCAGGAATACCGTCTCCAGCACCAGAGTTTTCTGCAATATCTTGGAATTTCTTGTCTTGTAATGTTGTAATAGGTACTGTTAATGTAGTAATAACATCACCAGGTGAGTTTAATACCACGTGTGGTTGGAATCCTGAGTTAGCAGAATCAGCAACACCAGCATCAAACTGTACAATTGCATCTTCTGTAGATGGAATACCAGCATCAATGAATGCTAATTCATCAACTTCAAATGCTACAAGTAATTCTCTTGTCTGAGCATTCCAGTCATATACTTTTGCTATCTTGTTCTGGGCATTTTCAACCCTTCTAATTACTCGGTCACCAACATTAAACTTATAGTTTGAAGTGCCATCAGATAGATTCTGTCCACTATCAAGAATAACACGTTGGTCATAGTTGAAATTAAGACCTCTTGTTACATTACTAAACTTCTCTCTCGATTTGGAAGAGTATGAAACTGTCTCATTTCCAATAATTAATTTACCTGAACCTGGATATGCGTCTGTAGAATCAACATATATCTCAGTCTGACTAGCAGTCATATTTGCTAGTAGTCCAGTTAGATAGAATGCTGTAGAGTTAAGTGACTGTCTAGCAGCAGTCTTCCTCTTAAGATTAACTAACTTAGTAAAGATAACATTAGGAGCAGAGGTAAATCCTTGACCTTGCTCTGTTACTGTAATACCAGTAATTTTACCTTGACTTACTTGAGCAGTTGCTCTAGCACCAATACCGCCACCACCAGTAATTAAAACATAAGGTGGTTCTTGATAGAATTCACCAGAATTTACAATACTAATAGATGTAACCTTACCTGTAACATCAATCTTTGCAGCACCTTTAGCGTTTTGTCCACCACCACCTTCAACAATTAGAGTAGGAGGAGTAGCAAAACTTCTACCTGGATTTAATAATGCAAGACCTGTAACAGTTTGGACAGTAGGAGTTGCAGTAGCACCAGTACCTCCACCACCTAAAATCTTTGCTTCTGCTGTACCAAAGTAACCATCACCAAATTTCTCCATCCTAATGTAAGAAACTTTACCAGCATCAGCACCTGTTCCCAATACAACTTCACCTGCTGCACCACTAGGAAATTCTGTAGGTACATCTCCTAGAGTATCACCTTCAAATGTAGGTACTCCTCTAAACTGAGGACCAATTACATAAGGATAAACAGGGTTACCTGAACTATCCTCTGTCATAAAGTAAGCATAGGTGCCGTTTGGATACTCTGGAGTAGTAGCAAATCTACCATTAAACTTATCTAAAGTTGCACCAGCAACAGCAGAATCCCAGATATAGTCTTGGGTTAGGTCACCCATTAAGTAACCATCTTGGACTAATCTAAATCCCATATCAGATGTTGAATATGAGAATGTATAAAGTAGTCTAGGGCAATCTGTTCTGGGAGCAAATGTTAAACGTCTTTGGGTTGCAGCATTAAATCCTGAAATATATTCTGTATATGTCTTAGCAACTCCATCTAACTCATAGGTAACACCTTCTGTATGTAAGATTGAAGTATCACCATTAGAAGTACCAGCTGCTTGCCAACCATTTTCTTGTGTGCTTAATAACAGGAAGTTACTATTATTAGTAGCATCATCCTGATTGAAAATATATGTCTTACCTCTGAATAAATTTAAGAATTGTACTTCACTACCACCAACATAGAATTTGCCATTAGATACGGTAATAGTCTGTGTTACTGTAGATGCTGTAACAACAACAGGTCTAGCACCATCAACCTCTACACCAGTCTTTAGTCTATATCCTGATACTTCTCTAGCAACAGTACCAGAAGAATTATATCCCCAAGGTCCATAAATTGGATATCCATCATAGGACATACCTAAAATCTTAGAATGTCCATCTGCATGTCTACCATAGTCAGGACCAGTAGCAAAGAAATCTGTAACGTAATAATTATTAGTTGGTGTAAAATTCTCTACTGTAGGATCAAGAATCATATATCCTTCATCACCAGTATACCCAGACATATATCTGTGGAACTTACAGTAATAATAGATTCTATTAGTCTCATCAGCATTCATCAAGAAGAGTGGCATAAACTCATTCTCGTAATCAGTTGCCCAACCAGCATCTGATCCAGTGCTATTTGTGTATAGTGTGCCACCATTTAACAGACCATCTTGTGTGGTACTGAATTGCATTGGGTGACCATGTGCATGTGTATCAGTAGGTTGATTACTTGCATCAGACTGATTCCACTTAATTAGATAATTTCTTTGAACCTTAATGTTTTCAGGTGCGAGATACCATCCATTAACATCAAAACTACCAAACTCAGCAGCATCAGGTCCAAAATTAATATAGAAAAGACCATTAGGGAATGTAGTAGGGTCATTATTAATGGTCATTTGGAAACCATTTGCACCTAACAGATTATCTCCATTAGCAAATGTACCTGCTACTAATCTTACATATACTCTCTGGACAATACCAGAACCATTTCTAACAATTTTTGCAACTTCACATGTTGCATTACCACCAACTTTTTCAATAAGTCTACCAACTTCAACATTTCCCATCGTCTCAGAGACGTTACCAACAGGAAGCATTAAGTTGTCAAATTCTGTTTTAATATTCCAAGTGAATGTTTGTATGAAACCATTTTGAAATGGTCCATTCTTCAATGCTAAATGATTGATTAGTTTATTTGAATGATAATAATAAACGTTAGTATCAACTGCACCACCATAAACATCACTATTTTTAATGAATGATGACTTTACAGTATCCAAACTGAATCCTACAGGGACATCACTATGTCCTTGTCCCCATTCTGGAGTATGGAGTAACACTCCATTTGCCATAATACCCAAAGCCTTATTCTTTTGGTCAGGTCTTGGTTCAGCAGCAGGTACGTCCTTACCACCTCTATATACGAATGCTTGATTGAAATTTCTATCTACTAAAGGTCCACCACCTGGTGCTCTTTCTGTACCATAGTCAGCAGGTTTTGGATGATTATCTGAGACAATAGTTAGTCTGTCTGTTGCTCCTGAAAATGATGCTGTTGTCGTTGACTGCGGATTGCTTTGCCATATTCTATTAATGTCAAATGACGTAATAACGTTTGGCGTATCAGAAGTTGGTAAAATGTTGAGTCTGAGTGGATCATAACCCCTCCCTTTGCTTAATACCCGTACATGGACAATCCTACCCGACGCATCGTCAATGATAGGATAGAGTATTGCTTCTTCATCTGGTGTGCCACAACCAGTAACAGTTAGTCTTGGTGGATCCGCAGAAGTATAATCCTTCCCTCCTTCCAAAACTTCGACTGCTCTAACACCAAATACTTCGTTGAATAATGGTTTGATAGAAGCACCAGAACCAGGTATCGTCCTCGCCATTTATTAAGTTACTACGTTGATTGTACCGTTCATCAATGCATGTAATGTGCATTGGTAATATAGAGTTGTTGGAGCATCCATAGGGACAGTCCAATATAAAACTGTGATTCCACTACCAGTTTGACCAGCAGTATATGGAGTCCCAGCTAATCCAGTTGTGCTCTGAATTCTGAATGGGTGACCAGCACCTTGGACAGAATTATCAAATGCATAAGTTTGTCCTCTCTGGACATATAACGTTGGGTCATTTGTAGCAGCAGAGAAACCTGGTCCAGCAAATGTATAATGGTCTGCACCATCAGCATTCACTTCCCACCAAGTAATTGGACTACGGGTTGGTACCCAGTTTGTGCCGTTGTAGAAGAGTGAATCTCCTTGGACAAGACCACCAATATTTGTATCAGTCAAAGCAGCAAATGTTGTAGTCAGAGTTCCAGAGAAATTAACTGTCAAAGTATCCCCAGAAACGGCTGTGGTAATGTTTGTACCACCAGCAATCGTTAGAGTATCAGATTGTGTATTAGCAGTAGTGGATCCTGAATCACCAGCAACTGATGCCCAAAGGTTAAGTGAGGATATACCTGAGTCATCATCAGCAGGTGCCCACTTACTTGAAGAAGAATTCCACTTTAAAACTTGATTATTTGTAGGTGCAGCAGTATTTGTATCAACGTCAACCAAATCATTAACACCTGAATATTGTGTCAATAATTTTGCTTGGGTAGCACCAACACCACCAGCAGTAATATTAATGTTTACATATGGATTATCATCACCATTAACTGTAAAGAAATATCCCTTATATGATGCAGCAGCAGGAGAAGCAGCAAGTGATGCCCACTCATTCTTATACTTTACTGTAGTAGGAAAATCAATTCCTCCACCAGAACCCGCAAATGTATTGGTAACACCACCAACGCCAAGTGTTAAGTTACCCGTGCCATTCGGAGCGATATTGATATTTCCATTACTTGAAGAAACAATACTATTACCGTTAACATCCAAACCAGCAGTGAGGTTTGTATAGTCAGATGGAAGAAATGTCGATCCATTATATCTAAGTACCTGTCCTACAGCAGCATTGGTAACACTAAGTTGCAACGTAGTGCCATTACCTATACCAGTGTATATTTCGTTAAAATTGTCATTAATCTTGTCACCACCAACTCTCAGGGTATCACCCGTGTTGTCGTTAGCTGCAGTACCAAGACCTAGCGTTTGTTTAGCCATTTACCTTACAATTTTTAGTTATTTATGGGATTATCTCAGGGTCAATTACTTCTTCACCATATTGACTTAAGTCTGGAGCAGTCCAATCATCAGGGACTGAAGTATCAACCGATATACCAGGAGCAGAATATCCACTTCCTTGGTTAGAAATTACACACTCACCAACACCAACCAGTGCCTTAATCTGTGCGTCAAATCCAGAGATGGAGTCAACCCTTACAGATGGTCTAGTTGTATATCCAGATCCAACAGAGGTAACTTGGACACTAGCGATAGACCCACTTGTAATCGTTGCAGATCCAACTGCGTCCTTACCAAAGACTGATCCGAGATAGTCGAATGTGATTAGAGAGTTAGAAGATTCAATAACAGCAACTTCTCTGTCTGAAGTCTCACCTTGAATGTCAATAAAGTCACCTGGTTCAATTGGTGGGACAACTTCAGCAGCGTCAACGTCTGCCTCACTACCCACGTAAGAGAATGCAACAAATGTAGACCCAACACGAGGTATTTCAGAGAAGATTATTCGAGAACCAACAAGCTCGAAACCTACGCCTGGTTCCTGAATAACACCATTAAGTGAAACGATGATATTATTTTCTGGACGTATGACCGTAGACTGGACACCATCGGTAAGTGTTAGTGAGTAGAATACTCCGTTACGCTTGAGGTTGAATGACTGTCTCAATGAGTCGAAGTCGAATGAGATGTCATCTAACTGTCTCAACTTACCAACGTAGAATCCTGTGAATGCAGACCCTATCGTAGGTGCTTCAGTAAACTGAATTGTGTCTGAGAATGCTGTGTATGCGTTAGACGCGCCTGGAGGTTGTAGAATACCATTAACAAATATGAGCATATGTCCTTCAGAGTCAGGCAAGTATGCTGTACCATTATTCTGTGTAAGTTTGAATTGTGTTTGGACACCATCGAATCCCTTGAAGGATCTCTTAACACGTGCCTTAATATCTTGCTTACTCTTAACAACTGCCTTATATCCATTAAGTGACTTGATTGCGTCCTTAGTATCGAAGGCT